ATGAATCAGGATACCATCTGTGCCATTGCCACGGCCCAAGGAGGAGCAATCGGAAGCATTCGCGTCTCAGGAGCGGACGCCATTCGTATCACCAGCCACATTTTCACCCCGGCAAAATCCGGTAAAGCGCTGGCAGATTGCAAACCTTATACACTGACTTTCGGGAAGATACACGATGGAGAAGAAATTATCGACGAGGTTCTTGTCAGCCTGTTTCGCGCCCCGCACTCTTACACGGGCGAAGATAGTACGGAGATCACCTGCCACGGTTCGAGTTATATCTTGCAACAGGTTTTGCAATTGCTCATCAAGCACGGTTGCCGCCTGGCGGGACCGGGGGAATACACGCAACGCGCCTTTCTCAATGGAAAGATGGATTTGAGCCAGGCCGAAGCCGTGGCGGACCTGATTGCTTCTTCATCTGCCGCCACCCACCGCCTTGCCATGAGCCAGATGCGTGGCGGATTCAGCAAGGAGCTTACGGAGCTACGCAACCAGTTGCTACACTTCACTTCACTGATTGAGCTGGAACTGGATTTCAGCGACCATGAAGAGTTGGAGTTTGCGGACAGAACGGAACTTTGCCGATTGGCGGATCATATCGAGGGGGTCATTTCCCGACTGGTACATTCGTTCAGCGTAGGAAATGCGATCAAAAACGGCGTACCGGTAGCCATCATCGGCGAAACGAATGCCGGGAAATCAACGCTTCTCAATGTATTGCTGAACGAGGACAAGGCTATCGTGAGCGACATTCACGGCACTACGCGCGACGTGATTGAAGACACGACCAATATCGGCGGTATTACTTTCCGTTTCATTGACACGGCAGGTATCCGCGAAACCAATGATACGATTGAGAGTCTGGGCATAGAGCGCACGTTCCAAAAACTGGAACAAGCGGAGATCGTGCTTTGGATGATTGATGCAACGGACGCAACGTCGCAAATGAATCAGCTATCGGGGCAGATACTTCCGCGTCTGGAAAGAAAGCATTTGATATTGGTATTCAACAAATCGGATTTGTCGGGCACGGCTCATTCTGATGAGGTGCTTTCTGCGGCCTCTTCCATCATTCCTGACGCCGAATGTATTTTTATTTCCGCCAAGAAAAGGCAAAATACGGATGTGCTTCAGAAGAAACTTATAGCCGCCGCCAATCTGCCTACGATAACCCAGAACGACGTGATAGTGACCAATGCCCGCCATTACGAAGCCCTCACGCATGCTTTAGAAGCCATCAGACGCGTACAACAGGGATTGGCAAACAATCTTTCAGGGGACTTCGTGGCCCAGGACATCAGGGAATGCATCTTCCATTTGAGCGACATCGCGGGGGAGGTGACGAATGATATGGTGCTACAAAATATATTTCAACATTTTTGCATCGGCAAATGAAGCGAGGAAATCAAATGTCAAACAATGCACAAATAAACCGCTAATAAAGTCAAATAAACATCTATTAATGAACGATTAACGCCTCCTATTAAGGGGCGTTTCTTTTTACATACGTTGTATTTGATTTGTCGATTTTTTGTTGTTAATTTGTTGCTCGAAATAATTTGAGCAACAAAAGCAACAAATATGGGAGCAGCAAAAGAACCTATCCGCCTCCGGAAGCGGACGACGCCGACAGGCAATGTGTCGTTATACCTGGACATATATTTGAACGGCAAGCGGTCGTATGAATACCTGAAAATGTATCTCGTCCCCGAAAAGACAAAAGCCGACAAAGAGAAGAACCGGCAGACTTTGCAGCTGGCCGAAGCCGTCAAAGCGAAACGGATTGTCGAATTACAGAACGGCGAATTTGGGTTCAATGCAGCGTACAAACTCGAAACCAATTTTCTCGATTATTACCGGGCAATGTGCGAAAAACGACACGGGAGCACAGACAGCAACGGGAATTGGGGAAATTGGCATAGCTGCCTGAAACACCTCGAACGATATTGCAAACCGAACACCACGTTCAAGGACATTACGCCGGAATGGATAGAGGGCTTTCGGGAGTATTTGGATAAAACCGCCCGTTGCAGGGATAAGCGCAAGAAGATAGTAACGGACGAGATTTCAAAGCCGTTGTCGCAAAATTCCAAAGTAAGTTATTTCAACAAACTGCGGGCATGTATAAATCAAGCGTTCGACGACCGCATTATGCCCCATAACCCCCTGCGGGGTATCGAGGGGTTCAAAGCGGGGGAATCGGAACGATGCTACCTCACCCTCGACGAAGTAAAGGCTATGGCTGCGGCGCATTGCAAATACCCTGCTTTGAAAAAGGCGTTTATGTTCAGTTGCCTGACAGGAATCCGTAAGAGCGACATCGAAAAAATGCGGTGGAAAGAAGTCCAACAGCACGGGGAGTTCACCCGTATTATTTTCAAGCAGAAGAAAACGGGCGGGCAAGAATATCTCGACATCAATCCACAGGCAGCCTCCTACTTGGGCGAGCGAGGTAAGCCCGACGACAGAGTGTTTGTCGGCTTCAAATATAGTTCCTATATGATAACGGAGTTAAGAATGTGGGCAGTTCGTGCTGGTATAACAAAGGATATAACCTTTCATTCAGGCCGGCACACTTTCGCCGTTTTGATGCTCGACCTCGGAGCAGAAATTTATACCCTGCAAAAATTACTCGGACACAAAGAGATTCAGACCACCCAAATATACGCCAAGATTCTCGACAAAAAGAAGCAAGAGGCCGTGTCGATGATACCGAACATATTGCCGGAAGAAACCGACAAAGAATAGCGGCTACGGCGTTTTCCTGAACATTTCTCCCTGCCCCGTTAGCAACCAATGGGCGGACACGCCGTAATCTCTGACAAGGTACACCAACCACGGTAATTGTGCGCTATTCTGCGTGGTATTGGGATTTTTCGCTTCGAGGGCATTCAGGTTCCACCGGTTGATATTATATCGGTCGGTAAACGTCTTTTTCCCTCGTATCACCCCCTTTGCTTTCAGGGCGTATAAAGCCTCGAAAAATCGGGCTGTTATTTTTTCGTTTTCGCTTTGATGCATATCTTTTCTGAATGGGCGTTTGCGGCCTTGAATTTTGCGTCTATTTTATTTTCTCGCTCCTGTAATAATCTTTGCCATTTTGCAACCAATTCGGGGCTGAAATCGGGCTTTTTGTGTCCGATAACTATCAACTCGTAGTCTCGCAACTCTTCGGGGGTCATTACAGGCATATATTTCTCAATGTCGAGCAATGCAAGCATATTTTCGAGCATTGTTTTCCGAATGTCCGCATACTTGGGTTCTTCAATCATATCCCCCTCGCCGGTCAAAAACCAACGGGCGTTGATGTCAGGCAACTTCGATACGATTGTCATTACCGGCGTGATACCGAAATTTTCCCCTTTTAGCAACTTGGCAAGATATTGAGGCGTCCAGCCCAACAAATCAGCAAACTCCCGTTGTCGCCCGCCTGTTTTATATTTGATTATTTCGAGTAACCTTGTGTTCATAAATTTCAATATAACGGTACTTTATATCGGATTTGTCCGAACTCTATTATCCTGCAACGGCAGAGGTGGCATTGCCTCCCTGCTGGGCAGGCATTTTTTTGCCTTCCGCAATTTGCTGTTTCAACAAGGCAACCAACTCGTCTATCTGCTTGTCCTTGCTTTTCAGGCTTTCGGCCTGCGTTTGTATCACCTCCCAAACATTTGCCGGAATAGTTACGACACTTGTTCCCGCCTCCACGGAGTTCAGCATATTGCCCTCGCCTGTCATTATCCAAACTTCGTTTATATTTCTATCGACAGACGCCAATTTCTGCACAAATCTTTCCGACAAAGGCACTTTTCCATTTACTATCTGTGAGAATGATGACTTTGTATAGCCTAACTTCTCGGCTAATTCTCGCTCGTTTTCGGCGTATTCCATAAAAACGAGCCAATTTATCACCTTTTTAACCCTTTGTGTTTCTGTCATTTGCAAACTAACTTAAAATTAAATCGCAACTTTGTGTCGAAAATTTTGTTTGAAATCGAAACAAAGTTTATATTTGCACACGGGTTTTAATAAAACCGCATTCAAAAATATGAAGAAAAATTTGAAATCGAAAATAAACCAAACAGTAAATGCAAAAATAATGGAACAAAAGGTTTTCAAAACGGCCTATCAAGAGGAACAGGAAGCCAAAGATATGGCTATCTACAACGAATGGAACGAGTTAATGTCCGTTCCCGGACAAAGTGCAACAGGCGTAACCCAACATTTGATGCAGAAGTACAACATCCATTCTTCATCAACTATTTGGGTTATGCGTAAAAGAGCCGAAAAACGGCTTAAAAGGGAGGGAAAATTATGAGTACAAAGTTAAGCCCCGAAGCTGCACGAGCCAAGTACGAGTACAACAAGAAATACCAGCAACGGTATTGGGAGAAAAAAGCTGCGTCAAAACGGGCTGCTGCCCAACAACAGATACAGACGGAACCGGTTTCGGTTTCCCGCAATGGTATGGACGACCAACGGTACATCACGGCTCTCGAAGCCTCGAACAAAACACTCAACAGCGAAAATCGACGGCTCGTGAGGCTTTTGCATAACTATCAGAAAATTATCGCTCAATCAACGGTTGCGGCTTTATGAAAAAGAACAAACAGACAATCGCAAAATATACCCGCCTGTATGCAATAGGCTTATGGGGAATCCTATCCATCATTTGGCTTTCCGGCGAACCAATAGACGATATGGCTTTGGGAAAATTCTGCTTGCTGAAAGGAATTGGGCTGGCATCGCTGGGGTTATGCTGCCTCGTAGGAAAAAGGCTCGATAAAGCAGGACTGCTGCCTGATATGGACGATGAAAATGATTGTGAGATATGAGTTGCCCGGTATGTAACGGATACCCCGGTTGCCCAAGTTGCACACCGGAACCTCGAATGATAACCTGCCCTGCCTGCAACGGAACGGGCGAAATCTACTACAACGAGAACGGAGACCGAATCTCCGAGGAAGAATACGCCCTGCTGCCCGCCGATGCAAGAGAGGTTGAAAGTTGCGAAGAATGCTACGGGGCAGGTAGCATAGAAGATATTTACGGACTTGATTATGACTAACGCAATGAATGATAAAGACAAACAACACCGCTCGGAGGAATTTCAAGAACTAACCTCCAAAATAGACCGGCTCGAAAAAATAGCCCTATTGGGGGCAAAAAACGTCCTGACGATAGATGATGTTGCCCTAATAACAGGGTTCACGAAAGGGCACATATATCGCCTGACAAGCGGGCAAAAAATCCCGCACTACAAGCCCAACGGACGTACTCTCTATTTCAAGAAAGAGGAAATCGAAGATTGGATGCTGCAAAACAAGATACAAACAAACACCGAGATTGAAAGTGCAGCCACCACCTACACAGCAATCAACAAAAAAAAGTGAGTTATGGACGATAGCCTCAATACAGCGAAAGCCCGCATCCGGGCAGCCTTTGAATCCGGAATCAGGATGACAACGGCACAGGGAAACCGCATCGGCAAAACCGTCGATTTCCGCAAAATTGTATCGCTCCTCAAAAGCGAGGGATTCGACATACAAAGCTATTGGAACGAAAAGGACGGGCGGCGTTGGAAAACCTACTACCACCAATACCCGCTGCCGCAGAAAGGGACACGCATGAATGAATTGGGGCAATCCAAACTGCAATTATAAACCGGCTGGGGAGGCGAGGCGGCATTACGCTAAGGTGGTGATTTAAGTGCGCTCACGGACTTCGCCACCTCTATTTCGCAGGTTCGAACCCTGCCCCCAGCGCAAGCAAAGCCCGAAGCTGTAAGAGGGCAAAAAAAATCAGCAATTATGAGTGACATCATCGAAATCAAACAGGCTGAGATGCTGCAAGCAATCAACCGGGCGGAGGTAGATACCCAAATCGCCACCGCAAAGCAGTACCCTCGTGATATTTACGGGGCATTGAACAACATCAAGACAATCGCCACGCTCGACAATTCGACGGCAGAAGATTGTTTCTATGCCCTGCGCCGACAGGGGACACTCATCGAGGGCGTATCGGTACGCCTCGCAGAGATTATCGCCGGAGCGTGGGGAAATATGCGGGTACAAACCCGTATCATCGGCAACGACGGCAAGACGATCACGGCACAGGGCGTATGCCATGACCTTGAAACCAATCTTGCCGTTTCGGTCGAAGTGAAACGCCGTATCACGGACAAAAGCGGCAAAACCTACTCGGAAGATATGCAGGTTACAACCGGCAACGCAGCATCGGCAATCGCTTTCCGAAATGCAGTTCTGAAAGTAGTTCCCAAAGCCGTAACAAAACGGGTCATCGACGAAATCAAACAGGTTGCGCTCGGCAAAGCCATAGACCTCGAAACCCGCAGGCAGAATATGATTGCCTACTTCGGCAAACTGGGTGTATCGCAGACGGACATCCTCACCTACTGCGGCGTGAAACGTATCGAGGAAATCACCAGCGAAATGGTGTTCGAGTTGAGCGGCTTGAAAAACGCCATAAAGGAGGGCACAACGACCGTAGCCGAAACATTCAAGCAGAACACCGCCGACGCAGAGAAGTTGGCCGAGGACGCCCGAAAACAAGCCGAGGCCAAACGCCGCAAGGTGGCAGAGGCTGCCGCCGCAGCTACGGCTGCAACACAAGGTGGCGGACAACCCTCCGAAACATCGGAGGCCGTGAATCCCGAAACAGGCGAAGTAACAAAAAAATAACCGCTCGAAAGAGCATAATTCAATATAACAATGGATAACGTAGAAATCAAAAAATCGAATCTCGAAGCAGCGTACAAACAAGCTGACGACAACACGAAAAAACTGCTCGCCACATTGTTCGGCGATGCGGTAACAACCAAAGACGACCGCCCAGTAACGGAGCGTATCAAGACGTTCGAGGACGCAATGGCTGCACTCGACAGCAACCACCCATTTGTATGCGATTCCCGAGCGTTTTGCGCCCAATCCGACAACATCAGCCCTGATATGCTGGCGTATCTCAAACTCCGCATCATCTGCGCTGCCTTAAACGAGGGCTGGGAACCACAGTTTACAGAGGATGAGTGGCGGTATTATCCTTGGTTTTACCTCTACACACAGGCGGAACTCGACGACATGGGCAACGGGGAAAAGCAGGAGCGGCGAATGATTGACACCGCTGACTATGTAACTGAATATGCGGGCTTCGGCTGTGCGTCTTCGGATTACGCCCCCTCGTCTACGAATGCGCGCTTCGGCTCTCGCCTTTGCTTGCGGAGCAGCGACCTCGCCATTTACTGCGGAAAGCAGTTC